AGAGAAATCTTTTTGCATTAACTCTACTGTAGTTTGAATTTTGTTTTGCGTCTCAATGATGCCGAAGTATGCCCAGGTTCCAATCGCGACCATACAGATCAACGAGGCTACCGTCTTCATCGGCATTTGCACAGCGGCTTCTTCTGAAATTTTTAGTGCCATTTTAATTTGCTAGTGGGTTTGACGTAGATACCTTAATCTCTTCTATTTGAACTTTTAATAGTTCAATTTCTTTAGCATTAACTAAAGGTTTAGTGTGAGAATGCTCAACTGGGTGATCATGCTTTACAAAATCATGAGTATGAGAAGTGTCAGTGTTTTCTAATTTATTAACTTTTTCTTCTAATACTGCAATAGAACTTTCAATTGCTGAAGTATCAACAACTGATTGTTCTTGTGATTCTATTGCATCTAATTTAGTTACAATTTCCCCATACTTGACGAAACCACCGCCTATTGCAACGATGGCTGCTATTAAAGCTGCTATTCCTGCGAGTTGATCTTTAAGTTTGCCCATTTTTTAACATCTCCAATTCATACAAAAGCTGTTGCTTCTTAAGATTAAGTTCTCCAAGTTTTCTAGCTTTAATTTCCATCTTATCATTTTGGACATAAGTTGCAAGATTTGTATTTGGGTATATTTGCCTATTATCAAAGATATTTAATTGATCTAAATATATGTTTTTTGGCTTATAAAATGCTGTATTTTGATACATAGCTAAAGATGCTTGTTCACTTGTCATTGCATCCATTTTTATAATATTTTTAATAGCTAAATTTTTAGAAATATCCTTGACATCTTTGTCAACCTTATCCATTATTCTGTCAAGATTTTTGACGATAGCTTTTTTCTGTTGTATCTTTTTTTGTTTGGCAAGCTTCTTAGTCTGAACAGCGGACTTCTTAGGAGTCTCGCTATCAGATTTTTCTTCTTTAACTTCTTCTTCTTTTTCTTCATTAGTTGCTTTTACCATTTTAGTAGGTTCTTCTTCAACAGCTTCTTCTTCAGCCATTTCAGTAGTCTCTTCTTCCATTACTTCTTCTTCAGCCATTTCTGTAGGTGCTTCTTCTGGTATTTCTTCTTCTATCATCTCCTCCTCTTGAAATGTTTCAGTCATCATAGGCTCTTCTTCCATCATTTCTTCTTCTTGGAATGTTTCTGTACTGAATCCTTCTCCATCCTCGGTTGGTTCCATGAATATGGGTCCATCTGATTGGACGAACGATTCCTCAGATGAAAATTCCTCTTCCTCAGAAACCATTGGTAAGAATGTTGCAACGATTTCATTACTCTCTTCATTTATCTCCTCCATCATTGTGTCATCTGTAAACATAACCATTGGGCCATCCTCAAATGACATACCTTCATCTTCCATAAAAAATTCTTCATCCATCTCCATAAAGAACTCCTCTATAAATTCTTCTGCAAATGTAAATGTTTCCATTTCCATAGGCATTTCCATCTCAAACTGAGGCTGTTCATCGAAAGTAAAAGTCTCTTCTTCAAAGATAAATTCTTCCATGTCCTCAAAAACTTCTTCTTGTAAATCTTCTAAAGCTTCTTCAACATTATCTAATGCATCTGATGTATCGTCATCTAATACAGTATTGTCATAGGTCATTGTAAGTTTAGCACCTAAAAGATTCGGGCCACCTCTACTTGCTGAACCTGTATTATTATCAGTACCACTCCAGGACCAGTCTACTTTGTTAGATCCTGTATTGTTATATATAACTTGATCATTGTATTGACCACAGTCAGCTGAAAGACCTGCAGAAGAAGATGTTGGATAACCATTACAGTTTCCTTTAAATCCATCTATATCTGTTCTTGTTTGAGTTGTGGTTGATAGCACCGTGCCACTTGAATCTTTTAATTGAATGGTTACAGTGTGTGAATCTGTGTTTCCCGTGTCACCTTCACAATTACCAGCTTCATGGTCACAATTTGCAATGTCTATGTAGTTATTAAGAGTGATACCATTGTCTAACATCTCTTGGGTACGAGTGTTGTTAGTTAAAGCAATGTTGTCTTTAGATAGTGTAGCCGTACCAGTAACTTCAAAATCTCCACCTACATTATGTTTATAACCACAATTAGATTGAGAAGTAGGACAGGTAACTGTAAAACCATTTAAATCAGAGTTATTAGAAACGTATCCAGAGCTTCCAGGATTAATTTGATCTGTAGAGTTAGAGTTCCAGTCTACACCATCTCCTGCATTAGGAAGTAAATTACTTGTTGTTATTTCTTCTGCTGAAGTTGTAAAGGCTAACATCGTCAGCAAACTTATTAATACAGTAAACCGCATATCCCGCTCCTATTATCATTATCGTTAACCAAATCATTTAGGTCCTTTCCAATTTTCTATTTTATTTTTTTTAGCTTTGTTTTTAGCAGCTTCTTTATCTGCTTTTTCAAATTCTTTTGTCATTCTAGCTTCTTCTTCAAGTCTTTTCTTTTCAATTAATGCTGCTTTTTTAGCTAATGCTTTTTCTTTTTTTTCTCTAGCTTTCATACGTTTTACATATATATCGTAATCAGGTCTTTCGTGATCGTATTTAGACCAAAGTTTTTCAGCTTCTTTACCAATACGGCCATCTATTGGGCAAGGAGTGCCGGCTTGTATCATTGATTCAAAAACACGTTCATCTTGGCAAAGAATAGCAACTGCTGCTACCTTCATACCAAAGTCATTAAGTATTCTTGCTAATTTTAATCTTTCACAATTTTCATCAATTACATGTTTGCCACCAGACAAACCTATTCCAAATGTTTGAACACCTAAAGAGACTCCAACAGCACAAACGTCTTGAGTCATAGAGTTATAAGAAGGTGCTGCAGCCGATGGTGGCGCAGATTTTATATCTGAATTAGTTGTGTTTGTTGTAGTTGATGTACTGGTAGAACCAGATTCATATGTAGTTGTGGCAGTTGACGTATACCCACCTTCAATTGCTGTGTTAGATCCTGATGTATTTGTTTGTGTTGAACCTGGATAAGCTGGCCCCATCCATGCTATTAAACATAATAAAATAATTAATATGCCTGTAAAATAATAATTCATTTTGCCAATCTCCATTATTTTTATTTAACCTCATTTTCATATGACATATCAGTGCCGTAATCTTTTTCTTTTTTATACGTTCTTTTGCATTCACAATTATCACACGCGCATAATCCATATTCATCTGAGTGTAGATCTCCATTGCAGTGGCAATCGTGATGACATTTTTTACACTTGGTCATTAGGAAATAGTCTCCTCCAACGTCTTCTAATTGGTCTTATAATCAATTTTTTAATTAATCTTCTAATCATTTTTCTTCTCCTCAATTTCGTAAAAAAATTTATCAGTGTCCTCTGTTCTCCATTTACGAGTATCTTCAACATTCCATTCACTTGTTTGTACCTTCCAGTCAGGAATTTCGTCCTTAACTGTAAATGATGGGATGTCCCAAATTAATCTATTGTTTGGCTGTGCCGCATAGTTGCCGTCATCTAAGGCAAGTATATGTGCGCACTTATGTTCGTGCGGTATTTCAGAATGATCTGTATCTACTATATTACTCTCTGGATGTGCAAAGTCAACTGTGAAAAGGTATGCACCATAATGCCATTTTTTATCTTTACCAATATATTTTCCTGATTGCCCATCTAAAATATCATAAGAAGTAACAGCAGGATAGTAACTAAAACAATTCCATAGCTGCAATTCATCAAGTCGACGCCCAGGTACTTCTTTTGGATCAAAACCTCTTTGTATAAACGCAGAGATAGGCAATCTATAAAAGATTGCACCATTTTCCATAATCGCATGAAAGAGTATAGGGCGCCCTGTAATTGATGTAAGGCCAAATACAATGCAGTCTTCAGTTTCGCCGTGATGTTTTTTAAGATCGTAAAGATATTCTCTTCTGATCTGTGCGTAAGTCACAGGTATGTTTGCATTTAAATAAGCCATGTTTCATAATTATTTAATTAAATTATATATTATAATTATCGCAACAACCGCTACTCCAATTTGTACTTTTCTATCAGACTTAACTTTTGCTACTATTTTGTTTATCATTTCCATAATTAACCTCCTGGTTTATTATATATATCTCCCCAACTGTTTCCAGATTCATAATCTACTTTATTAGGGATCTTTAACTTAACAGCATTTTCCATAATCTCAATAATTTTTTTAGCTTGATTATCCGATTCAACAGAAATATCTAATTCATCATGTATTTGTATGTGTGGCACAATACCTTCTCTATATAAATTTAACATAGATTGTTTTGTCATGTCAGCTGCACTACCTTGTATTAATTTATTTAACGCTTTGTAAGTCATAGCTCTTCTTATGTTTGCTTTTGTAGCTTTAGGATATTTTTCAAAATATGCTGCCTCTGCATCTGCTTTACTCATTGGCGCAACAAACTTACCGTTGTTCCATTCCGCTATCTCCCATTTGTCAAATCTACATTTTCTACCACCAAATGTTTTTATATATCCAAATGCAGCGCCATCTCTTGATATTGCATCCATAAGATCTTTTACAAAAGGTACACTGTCATGATATTTATTAAATAATTTTACTGCTTCTTCCTTTGTAGACAAACCTAATTCTGCTTGTAATTTAGCTTTACCCATACCATAAAATAATCCAAGGTTAATTGTTTTAGCTTGTGTTCTTGATATGTTAGCCATGTTTGCAACAGTTTGATGAAAGTCTACTGTATTGTTTTGAAACCTTTCTACAATTTCAACTACCTCATCATCACCTTTAAATTTTGTAGCTGCATAATGTACAACTAGTCTTGGTTCTTGCTGACTGTAATCAAAACACCCCCATTTGTGATTGTGTTCTGGTATAAATAATGACCTAATCATTGGCCCCAGCTGCTTGTTCCTCGCTGGAATTTGTTGAAGGTTAGGATTAGAATATGAAAATCTACCGGTTACTGTACCTCCGCTATCTCCTCTAATAGGATTAATATCCGCATGTATTCTACCTTTATATTGGTACTTAATAATGGTATCTATAAATGTAGTATGCGCCTTGTTTATTTCTCTAGCTTTTGCTATTCTCTGTACAACAGGATTTTTATGTTCTTGTAAAAAATTTTTAGTAAAGGAGGGAGCTTTTGTTTTTGCGGTTACTTCATAATCTAATTTCAATTTATCAAAAACTTTGGCAATGCTTCTTGCTGCCCATATTTGAGGCTCTATTCCTGTTTCTTTTTTTACTTCTAGGAGTAATTTTTCTTCTTGTGATGCTAATTGTTTCTTTAATTTATGAGCAGCTTCAACGTCTACGCGTACTCCCTTAAACTTCATGTCGATTAAACACGGAAACAATTGTGTTTCAAGATCAAATACTTTTGTAAGATCCTGTGTTTTAATTTCTTTAGATAATTTTTTAAATAAGGCTAGTGTTAACTCTGCATCTTTCTCTGCATAAGAGCCTACATACATTGCAGGTAGTTTCCACATCTCAGCTTTAGCATCTATGCCTGCTTTATCTGCTGCAGCTCTTAATGCTGTTTCGTCTTTTACTTGATTAAGATAATCTAATGACAAACTATTTAATGAATACCAAAATCTATTTTCATCTATAAGTGATGCCATAACCATTGTATCAACAATATGGCCATTTATTTGCACTCCATATGCTCTTAACCAACATACATCATACATTGCATTGTGAAATAATTTTACGTTTGGTAGTGCACATATTTCTTTTATCCACCCCATAACAACAGATTCTTCAAAAAAGTTTCCTTCTTTATGGCCAAAAGAATAATAACCTGACCATCCTTCTACAGCTACAGCTATTCCCACAATTTCTCCTTCACCAACTAATGCACCCGAACCTTTAGACTTTAAACCTGGATCTCTTGTTTCTAAATCAATCGCTATGTATTTGTGCTCCTTAAGATCCGGAAAAGATTCTGGACTTATCCATTCCGTTTGAGCCTCAAACATCATTTAGTTATTCCCCACGAATTTGGTTTTTCTTCTTTCGGTTTTTCTGGATAATCTCTATCAATTGCCATATCAATGTAATGTTTAGCTTTTAGTAAGTCTTCTTTCTGATTTTTCTGCTTGTGCCTGCACAAATATTTTATAGCGTTTCCTTCTGCAAAGGGCAAGTTGTTTTTGTTTATGAACTCTGATGGTTGTATCACCATAGATTTATAATGAGTTCCTCCTACTTGTTTTTTATATATGTCGCTCATACTATTGGTTCTCCTATTGTGTAATGATAATCTGACGA